TGGATGCTCAACAAGGGCGCAGACGCCGGATATGAGCAGCAGTGGGCCGACAAGATGGCGGCAGCGGCAGGCAGCGGAATGCTCAGCAGCGCAGTGCAGCAGCAGCTCACAGACGCACTCAACCCATCGACCGGAGGTGCTTCCGGGGACTCCACCGCCCCAACCGGCTGGTGGACCAACCTTCCCGAAAACTACACTCAGCAAGACGTTGTAGACGCCATTCTGGCCGACCCCAACGTGGACCCCAACGCATCCATGAACGACATCTTCCAGGGCTACCTCGATGCAGTCAGGGAAGCTACAGCGGGAAGCGGTGGCGATTACCTGGGGTCATCTGGCTGGAACCCATCAGGATCGGGCGCGGTTATCGGTACGCCGATAGTGGACGATGACGGAAACGTCATAATGGCTGGGTCAGGTGCCGCCGATATGGGGCCGATCTACGAAGTCATATTCGGCACCGGAGAGAAGGGCGGCGAGATGGACCTCGACCCCGTGATGATTGCCGGAATACCCATTGGCACCCTCGCTATGCGCCAAGACCTCAAGGCGCTGTACGAGTCCGGGGAGCTGGACCCGGCAGCGCTGCTGGAGCAAGGGTTAAACCAAGATCAAGTAGACTGGCTTCTGGGTACGCAGGACACTCCCGCAGCCGACGAGTCGCTTGAAGATATCCTGAACGACGCGGCCAGCGATCTCGATGGAGACTCGGATCTTGAGAATGGAGGCGCATTCTTTGACCCTCCCGCGCCTCTGTCGCCTACAGGTGAGTGGCAGTGGAACGCGGATTCTCAGGATTACGACTGGGTAGAGGGCACTCAGGAAGCCACTCCTCTGGACGAAGGCTCATGGACCGACGACATCAGGAACGCAGCAGGCAGCATCACTGACAAGATATCAGACTACATCCTGAGCCAGAAGCCGCCATCAGTTAGCGTGGATGACTGGATGAAAACCATCCTGCCGAACCCGTCCATCAGTGTTGTGCAGAGCGGCCAAGACAACACAAACATCTGGATCAAGCTGCCCGGCCCTCTAGGTGACGGCCTTATTGATCTAGAGACCATCAAGAACGGTGAGTTCACGCTAGACGACGCCATCAGAGGAAAGATTGACGACGCCGTGGAGACCATTCAGGGCATACCCGGAGCCATTCAGGAGAAGGCTTCAAACATCTTCGAGCAGATCCAGCAGGCTGGACAGAACATCGGGGACATCTTCGAGCAGGATGGTAACATCTTTGCCAAGATATTGGACGCCTCCGGGGAAATCATCGACACCATCGAGATATCCGTGGGCGAGATTGCTGGCGGGTGGTACACACCATCGGATGCTGGCTGGCTGCTTGGCGATATCGTCGAGATTCTGGGAGAAGAATTCAAGTACGACAGCGGCTCTACAGAAGAACCCGAGACAGAGGAGCCTGTGACAGAGGAGCCTGTGACAGAGGAGCCTGTGACAGAGGACGATAGCAGTGGCGGAGACAGCTCTACAGACGGTGATACAGACAACTCAGGAGACGGCACTACTGATACTTCTGACACCTCTGATGGTTCAGGCGATGGTAGTTCTGCTCCTGGCGGCGATGAAACCGATACGAGCGACGATGATGCGTCTGAGGAGCCCGTAGGAGGCGATACAGGCGATTCCGACGGGCAGACGACCGATGACACCATTGACGACGAAGATACCCCAGACGAGACCACAGGCGGTTCCACGGGGGGCTCTACAGGCGACGTTATAGACGACTCGCCTGACAATGACGATGACCTCACCTCCGGCGGTGGCGGTGGTGATGGCGGTGGCGGTGGCCCCGTGATCACGCCCGACGAGGGGTCTGGCGGCGGTTCCGACGATCTCGTTGGCGGCGGTAGCGGCGGCTCGGACTCCGGTGGCGGCGGTGGCGGCGGCGGTGGCGGCGGTGGTGGCCGTCAAGGCGGCATGTTTACTGGCGGCATCGGGGTTGACTACAGCCCCCTGCAGAGTGTAGTATACAAGGTCGGTGATCCAATGGCTGATCTGGAGCGCATGATCTCCAAGAGCTTATTCAAGGACATGATATAATGGCAACACAGACATACCTAGAGCTGGTAAACGGCGTCCTGAGACGCCTCAGGGAGCCCACAGTGGCTACTGTGACGGCTAGTGATTACAGCGCCCTGATTGGGGACTTTGTAAATGACGCTAAGGTCACGGTCGAGAATTCGTGGGACTGGACAACGCTCCGATCCACCATCTCCATCGCCACCATAAACAATGTTAAAAACTACGCCCTTACCGGCACCGGCTGGCAGGGTAAGCAGCTCAACGTCATTAACGACACGTCCAACTGGGTGATGGAGTACCGCACTTCCGATTGGTTCGATGAGAAGTATTATATCGAGGGCCAGACGTCAGGCGCTCCCCGTTACTACACGTTCGGAGAGACAGACTCTAACGGCGACCAGACTATCGACCTGTACCCGAAGCCAGACGGCGCTTACACCATCAGGTTTGACGCGGTGGTCAGGAACGCCCCGCTGGTGAACAATACAGACGTTCTAGAGGTTCCCTATATGCCGGTATTGCATCTCGCTCTGGCCCTGGCGGCTCGTGAGCGCGGCGAGACTGGAGGCACATCAACACAGGAATACTTCCAGATAGCCAAAAGTCTGCTGGGTGATGCGATCGCACTGGATGCTGCGCTTCACCCCGAGGACACCATCTTCTACACACCGTAGGGCGGCAGAATGGCACAAGAACAGAAAAGCATTAACCTTGTCGCTCCGGCATTCAAGGGCCTGAACACCGAGGACGCGGTTCTGGCGCAAGACCCGTCTTTCGCAGAGGTCGCAAACAATGCAGTTATCGACCGCAGGGGGCGGCTTGCAGCTCGAAAGGGCATCACCAACCTAACCTCCATCAAAACGGTCCTGGGTTCTGAGTCTGTCGTCGGTATCCACGTCTTTAGAGACAGCTCCGGTAACACCAAGACATTCTCCGTGGGCAACAACAAGATTATGAGCGGCGAAGGAACCCTGGTAGACGAGACGCCGGGAGCCTACACCGTGTCGGCCAACGACTGGCGCATGGTCAACTTCAACGACTCCATCTACTTCTTCCAGAGGGCGCAGGAGCCGCTGGTTTACTCTAACTCTAGTGGTGCGGTGCAGAAGATGTCAGCGGTCGCTGGAGCGGCTGGCGTAACTTCCGCCATCTATGGCAACGAGGTTCTGGCTGCATACGGAAGGCTGTGGACTGCCGACTTCACCAACGACACCTCCACCGTGTATTGGTCCGACTTGCTGCAAGGTCACGTCTGGACTGGTGGATCGTCTGGGTCTATCGACATCTCCGAGGCGTGGCCCAACGGATTCGATACTATCGTCGCTCTGGCTGCTCACAACGACTTTCTGATCATCTTCGGAACCCAGTCTATTCTGGTTTACGCCGGAGCGGAAGATCCGACCACCATGACTCTCTCAGACACCATCACGGGCGTTGGGTGCGTCTCTAGGCATACCGTTCAGTCTACCGGCTCAGACCTTGTGTTCCTGTCCCACAGCGGCCTCAGAAGCCTGGGAAGGACTATTCAGGAGAAGTCGGCCGGCATTACATCCCTGTCCAAGAGCGTGACCTCTGACATCATCACCCTTATAGACGCAGAGACGGACGGGTTCGATTCTGCATATTTTCCCGAGGAAAAGTTTTATCTTATCCTGTTCCGAGGGCAATCAAGGATCTACTGTTTCGATACTCGGGGTGCGCTACAGGACGGTTCTTGGAGAGCGACATACTGGCCTGACTCCCCAATCAAGTCAATCTTTGCTGGAGACAGAATTCAGGGCAGGATGCTAGTCGGGTTTTCTGAGGGTATTGGCGAGTATGGCGGCTACACCGACGACGGTCTAGCCTACCGTTTCAGATACCGAAGCCCGGAGCTGTCTCTAGGCGACACATCGCAGCTCAAATTTATCAAGAAGATCAGGCCGACCTTGGTTGGAAGCTCGGGTGAGACCATAGCCCTGCGCTGGAGTTATGACTTTGGCTCCTCCTACGGGTCATCCTCCTTCATCCCGCCAACTTCCGGGGTCTCGGAGTTCGGGGTCGGGGAGTTTAACGTAGCCGAGTTTAGCGCCGGACAACTCGCCGTAAGGACTTCAATTAACGCAAACGGCAGCGGGTCAACGCTATCGGTATCACTTGAATCCGACATCAATGGCGCGGAACTATCTATACAGGAAATTAACATGCTATTATTAACAGGACGTAGCTTATGAACCTTTTGGGAGATTTACTGGGGCTGGGTGCTGGCGGCGCTCTGACATACCGGGCGTATGAGGACATCGGTGCAGCCGGGGATACTGCTCGCCAAGAGCTAACCAACCTTGCCGGCACGATGGAGGATAAGCTCGGGTTCAAGCCCTACGGCATCACCTCTGCCACCGGCGGTCAGTTCAACGTTTCACAAGGTCCTGACGGCCAAGTCAGCACCTCCATGCAGCTTTCTCCGCAGGAGCAGGCCCTGTACGAGCAGCAGCTGGCTAACGCTGGCATGTTCTTCGATCAGGCGGCCATGCCCACCGCGCAGCGTGAGCAGGAGGTCTACGACAGGATGCGAGCAGCTCAGTCTCCCGAGGAGGAGCGTCAGCGTCTAGCGCTGGAGAGCAGGCTGTACAACCAGGGTCGAGGTGGCGTCAGGAGCGCAATGTTCGGCGGCACACCGGAGCAGCTGGCAATGGCTAAGGCTCAGGCAGAGCAGCGTGACAAGTCCATGCTGGCAGCCATGCAGTTTGCAGGACAGGAGCAGCAGCGTCAGGCCGGTCTCGGCCAGGGCATGTTAGCATCCGCTTACGTTCCGCAGGCTCAGTTGCTTGCAGGGCTCCAGCCAGGAATGAGTGCAGCGGAGCAGGCCAGACTCAATCAGGCAGCGGCAGCACAGGCATACGGAGAAACGTACACCAGCGGCCTCGATGCACTGTTGCAATCACGCATGTCTCAGGCTAATCTAGCCAGCTCACTGGGCGGTGGCCTCATGTCAGGCGCCCTCGCAGGTCTATTCTCATAAGGAGGCACCATGCCTAAGCTATCAAACACAGTCCTCAACACGATTGGACAGGCTGGTCAAGGCGCCGGCCTGTTCACTGTTGGTCAGCAGCTCGGTGGACTGGGCGCCAAGAAGCGCGCCAGAGATCAGAGAAGGTCAGACGCTGCAGAGATGAAGGCCACCACAGACCCGGTAAAGCGATTGGAGCTTCTGGCGCAGCAAGCGATGGATCGCGGGGACGCACAGGTCGCAGCTGAACTGACGAACAAGGCGGCGGAGCTCAAGCAGTCTGGAATCCTTACAGCGTCGCAGGTTAGCAAAAACGAGGCCCAGGCCGCAGGCGAGATAGCAGCGACCGAGAGGGAAAGGCTGGAATCGAGCGCTGAAGGGGCCAGCAACGCATCCCAGCAGGCCATTATTTCCTCTGCTGCAGCATCGCTTGCACAGGATGATTCGCTTAAAGATAGTGACAAAGTTCTAGTGTCAGCCATTAACAAGCAGCTAAAGCAGCCGGGCGTGTCTCTGAC